ATTTAAGCGGATGGAATGATGAGATGCTTGTAAAGTTTTTGACCTATCTTGAGAAAAAGAGAATAGATGATGCAAAAAATATTCAAGAGAATAATTTACCCCAGACTCCAAATGAGAATCAGATAGTTCCGAGCTCAAATATAAACCCCACAATTGATACAAGCTCAGAGACTGAAACAATTGAATCAGCAGAGGTAGAGGTAATCGAGACAGAGCCGGTGAATCCGATAGAATCAGAAATCATAGAAAAAAAAGAAAATAATGGACTTGATTGACCTCAGTAAAGACAATCCCCTTTTATCAGTCAATCTTTCAGAGCTTGAATTTAGTATCCGCATAGAAGCGGCTAAAAGATTTGCAAGTAAGAAAGATATCCTAAATTGGGGAAAGGTAGTCTTCTCAGATAAGTTTCGACTCCCATTTTGTAGCGAACTCCATAATTTTTTAATCGAGAGCAGAAATTCAGAATTTCTTTGTCTCGAAGCCCCTCGCTCTCATAGTAAAACCACGATTAAATGTTTTCTCATACCGATATTCATGGCTCTCAATGAGTATACTAACCCGTATGAGGATCATGATTATTTCTTGAATGTTCAAGCTACCGAACAAAAAGCCCTGGCAATAAATACCGCAATCCGACATGAATTTGAGACAAACCAGATACTACATACTTTATATGGCGATATGATGGGCAGGGAGAAATGGACTGATTCTATTTTTGTGCTCAAGAATGGAATCGTATTTTCTGCGATATCAGCCGGCCAGTCAATGCGCGGTATTCAATTTCACAACCGGCGCCCCGATTACATCAATATTGATGATTTATACGATGAGAGCGACATTCGTAACCCGGACTCAACAGAAAATAAAAATGCCTGGTTTTTTGGAAGTCTCTTTCCGGCCCGAACCCATTCAAAAAAATCTTGCGTTCATATCCAAGGGACGGCGATCAATCAGGATGATTTACTCTTTAAACTTAAATCAGACAAGAGATTTACATATCGAAGTTTCAAAGCGGTTTTGGATTGGGACTCAAAGAAGATGCTCTGGCCCGAAGCCTATTCATTCAAAGATGCCGAGAACGATTTAAAGAGTATGGGCCCGACTATCTTTGCTAGAGAGATGCAAAATGAGAGGCATGACTCAAGCTCAGCCATCATCAAGACCGATTGGTTAATTAATCCATCATGGGAATATGATCCAAACTCAATTAGATGGGACAATACAAACCCAATTTTAAGAGTGATGATTACCTGCGATCCTTCAATTGGAAAAAAAGAAGATAATGACCCGTCCGCATTTGCGGTAGTCATTAAAAGCCAAAATATGAATGGCGGCCTTCCAGTTTTTTATATCGATTCACTCCACAATGAGCTCTTGAGTTTACAGGCTCGCGTTGACCGGATTAAGTCCTACGTAAATGAATATTCACGATTTGCAAACCAGACAGAGATGGTAGCGATAATTGAAACCATAGCCGGATTTAAAGATTTTGGAGATTTAGTAACCTCTCAGGTCCCCGTTATGTGCGACTTAATTGACAGAGTCCCTGATAAAATTACAAACCTTGAGAAAAAATCCTACCTCTTCCAAAACCGTAGAATATTTTTAAACAAGAATATCGCGCCCGAGCTCAAGCAGGAATTAACAAACCAGTTACTCAATAATTATCCGCGTCATGACGATTTAAGAGACGCTGTTCTGTTGGCTTTAAATGATGCCGATACGGGGATATGGAGATATTGACCTAAAGTTTGACTTTTAATCCACCAAGTATTACACTATTCGACATGGCAAAGAAACTAGAAACTCAACAAAAAATAATCACCCATCTTGATCTCAGACGATGCGCTAAATGCGCCAGGCGTTGCAAGGAAGAGTTTTTCCTAAATCCACAGATGAAAATGACTCCCTATTGCTTTGATTGTCGAAATTCAGCTCCGGCATTAAACAATAGAGTCCTGGTAATCCCTTGAGCCCAAAAAAAAAGATTCAAAATAAAATTAAGAAACCGAAAAAGCGGCTCTTTCGCCCCGTTCTATTTGGTCAAGCCGCGCCCTCAGATGAGCTAAAAGAAAAAAACATTGAGCGTGAAAATAAACAGGCTCACGAGGAAATACAGGTAGCGCAGGATCAAATGAACTCTCTCAGGCTTCTAAAACAAGAGAGGGAAAAAGAAGCCAAAAATGCCGCCCTATTTTCTCAAGGATTTCTTCCAGAGCAGACCGAAGAAAATTTCAGAACAGGTATGCTTCATCTCTTGCAGGATGTTCACTCAATGCGCCAATTTGACCCAAAGACAGACTATGAGAGGGTCAACTCATGGTATAATGCCAGCCCATCCGAGAGATTGGAGATGATTAATGCCGATGGTAATAATCTAACCTCAGTGGTCAATCCATATTTTGGCTTTGGACCAGGTCAAACTCCAATTACCAGTTTGACACCATTGACAGCCAATAATATTTACGCTCCGGTGACGATTAACTGGATGGCCATTATGTATGCGTATAAAACCCATGGCGTTTTACAGACCGCTATTGATGTCCCTGTTTTGGATGCTTTTAGAGGCGGCTTTGACTTTTTCTCAAATGGTCAAATTAGCTCAAATGACCTAAGCCACTTAGACAATGTAATGAACGCAAACGGAATTTACAAGGCGATGATTGATTCCAAAATCTGGGCTCGACTCTTTGGCGGCGGAGCCCTGATTATCAATGTCATTGGTGATGATTACTCAAAACCCTTAGGTAGCGTAGCCGGCAAAAAGATTGAATTTTATGATTGCACGAGATGGGAGTTAGGCAGTGAAGCCCGAATACCTAAGTCCGGTTTCTACGATTTCTTTGGTCTTAAAATTCACAAGTCCAGAGTTCTAACGATGGTTGGCAAGCGCGCCCCATGGCTTCTTAGGTATCAATTGGCCGGTTGGGGATTCTCAGAGCTTGAAAGAATGGTAGAAGCCTTTAACGGTTGGCTTCGTGTCAATAATGCAATCTATGAGCTCCTACTCGAAGCCAAGATTGATGTTTACAAGATGAAAGGCTATAGGACTTCCGCCGGCAATGCATTTGGACAGCAAAACGCTAAGACCAGGATTCAGATGGCCAATGAGACCAAGAGCTTCGGCTCGGCCTTAATCCTTGACTCAGAGGATGAATACCAGCAAAAGCAGGTCTCATTTGCGGGTTTGGCTGAAATGCTCAGAGAGCAGAGATTAAATGTTTGTCAGGCCATTCGTATGGGAATGACAAAGTTCTGGGGTATCTCAGCCTCCGGCTTCTCTTCCGGCGAAGAGGATACGGAAAACTATAACTCCACAGTTGAGTCAGAGGTTAGGTATCCCTTCCTTGGCGATGCCAGAAAGGTCATAGACCTGGTTACTGAATCATTATTTGGTCATAAATTTTTTGTTGAATTTTCTTTTAAGCCGCTCAGGACTGTTTCCGCTTCCGAAGAGGAGACAATAAAAACCTCAAAGCATAACCGCTTTTTATCTCTATTACAGGCCAATGTCATCACGCGCCAACAATTTTTAGAACTCGAAAAGAAAGAAAAACTATTGCCCATCTCAATTGACGATTCACTCAATACCACGACCCCAAGGAACATACTATTAAATCCACTAAGCCCCGAAGAGGAAGCAAGAGAGGATATGATAGAGGGCTTCGGACAAGAGGGAGATGAGCCAGAACCAATGGGCTTTATTGATTCCACCGGACATGTGGGAGAGGAACAAGAGCATATAGATATGACCTCAAGACCCAGCACCGGAACAGAACCCAAAGAACCGCATGATACGGTTGAGCAGGGAGTTGTGACCAGAATCGAAAACCCAGATGCCACATCGGCCAGCGGAGTTTGGACCGAGGGCTCAACAGCTGAAGAAAACCAATGGGGCGGGACACTAGCCTCAACCCATGCCATTTCAGAAAGACAGAAAAAAGAAGGGAGGAAACTTGTATGAAAAACGCTGACCTAAAAGAAAGAGTTAGAGCCATGATTTTAAAAGACGGTAAGGTCTTGGTTGTGCGCGAAAAAGACGGTTTTGTGGGTCTTCCAGGCGGACATATCCGATATGCGGAATCTCCCAGAGATGCCATGATTAGAGAATTGGTTGAGGAGCTTAATATCCCCGAGGATGTGTTGTTTTCCCTTGTCCCACAGGACGGTTTTAAGCGCGATCTCCCCGATGAGTCCACTATCTTCGTTTTTGAATTGCCGGAAAATATAGAGATTTTACCATCGGATGAGATAAAAGACTTTGAATTTGTTAAATTCCCATTTACCGATAGCAATGGAAATACCTTTGAGTCGCCAAACCTAAATAAGCAAAAAAATAATTCGGTTCACAAAAGATTAAATGACGCCCAAACCGAAGCCTCCATAGCCCAATCCATTGATAGAATCTCATCCCATCTCGGCCAACTTGGAGAACATGACAGGGGAGACAGAATCAAGGAAATGGAACAGGAGGCCGAAAATGTCCGGCTTCTCATTGATGACCTAAAAGCGGCGCAATATGTCAACGAATCAAAAACCATTGAGGATGAGGAGCTGATCGAATACACAGCAGAGGATACAGAGAGAAAGAATTATATTAGCCATGAGGGCGGCAAATGGACCGTTCATGCCGAGTCCGGCAAGGAGATGGGAACCTATAAGACCAAGGAAGAAGCCCTTAAACGCCTCAGAGAAATTGAATATTTCAAACATCACAAGAAAAATGATGATGACGGCATGGAAAACTCAAATATAAAACATGAGGATGGGAAATGTGTTGTTCATGCAAAATCAGGTAAAGAAATGGGAACCTACGATACCAAAAAAAAGGCCCAGGATCGCTTAAGACAGGTTGAACTGTTCGGTCTTAAGAATGAATGTAAATCATGCGGGCATGATTACGTCAAACATGGCGAGGATGGGTGCAAAAAGTGCGATTGCCACGAATTTGACAATAGCGAGGTCAATATGTGCGAATGCGGGCATTCCTACGGCAAACATGGGGCCGATGATGAGCCCTGTAAGTCCAAGGATTGCCAATGCGCGGGTCCAAGAATTGGTAAACCCACCGGCGGCTCAATGCCAATACCGGACGCAATATATTGAAAAAATAAAAAAATAAAAGGGGTCAAAAAAAATGAAAGAAGACATAAAAACCGCGATGGAAAGAATTGCCAGGTCAACAGCTCCAACGATCGGAAAGGTTACGGTGGCAATCGAATTAAATCAGGCAACGGGAGAAATAAGGGTTCAGGCTCCCCCCAATCATCTGTTGGCCCTGGGAATGCTTGAAATGGCTAAGTCAAGTATATTTAATCTGCTCTCCCAAACTCAAAAGTCAATCCCCAATGTCGGAGTTCTAAGCAATAAAGAAGAGCATACAGGTCAAGAAGACCCCAAGGCTTCGGAAGGAACGCCTCAGGCTAAACAGGAAATCCCCCAGGATTCCACCGAATCAAAATCAGAAGCGGCTCCGGTAACATCGGAAAAGGTCTAAGAATTGCCAAAGTTCGGTATCGCTCCATATAAGCCCGATACAAGAATCTGGGACGGGGTTAAAGATTCCCTGTCCCAGATTTTCTATGAGCTCCTTTTTGCCGGAATGGCAAAAATAATCAATAAGGATTTGAAAATAGAATATCAAATTCGAGAATCATCGGATTATGAATCAGATGAGAGAAAGATTGTAAAGGCTTTAAGTTCCGGCAAGATTCAATACATTGACGGCGCTTTTTACGGCTCCTTTGACGCTTCCATCTCGCGCATACTCTTAAAAATGGGAGCCAATTATGATAGCAAGCAAAAGATTTACACCATTGCCGACAATCTCATCTCTCCGGCCATCAAAAGAGCTTCCAATATTTACCTCAAGAAATGCGAAAAGGCAAACAAGGATTTAAAAATATTTGTTGATAGAACGCTAAAGAATCTCGATAAGATGATTAGCAAAATAACGCCAGATTATCTTGGAGCCCATCAGGTCATCTCAAAGGGAGTCTCCGATTTTGATGAGCACGCCAGACCCGCTCTTTCCTCTCTCTCAATTCCATTTGATAAACCAACGCCGGAAGATATAAACAAGATGGCCTTGGAATATACCGAGAATATGCAAAAATGGATCAAGAAATTTTCCAAAGAAGAGATTAAAGAGCTTAGAAGAATCATTGAGGATAATTCTCGCAATGGTTATAGGTCGGAAAGATTAATTGCCGACATTCAATCAAGATATGATGTTTCAGAGTCCAAGGCGGAATTTTTAGCCAGACAGGAAACCGCGCTATTTATGTCCAAATACGCCGAAACAAAATATTTGGATGCGAACATCAAGCGATACATATGGCGAACAGCCGGAGACAACGATGTGAGACCAGGGCATAAAGAATTAAATGGCCGCATTTTTGAATTTAAGAAAAAGGCTCCGGCAAAATATATGTCCACAAACCAGCCCGAAAACCCAGGCGAAGATTTTAATTGCAGATGTGTCGCTGTTCCGCTTATTGAGACGGCAGAAACGGTAAAAATAAAAAGCGGAGAAAAAAAGATTTGACTTTTCATACAGTTATGGTTAATAATAATAGGGACAAGATTTTAACGGATGAAATGAAAATAGTAGCGACCGCCATAGAACAGATTAAAGCGCATGGCTTTGGGACTATTACCGTTAAGATCGAAAATCACAGGTTAATGAGCTTGGAAAAAACAGAAAAAAGAAAACTGATTTAAAAGGCTGACTCGAAAACGAGAGGCCGCTTCCTTCGCTTCGGCGAGGGGAGCGGCTTTTTTTTGGTCAAAAAACAATGGAACTAAAAGACTTGAAAGAACAGAAGGAAAGAAAAAACTCGGGAAGCGTTACCGATTTTTCCTTATTTGGTTCCAACCAAGCAATCCCAATGACCCCCTTTTCCCAGCCCCTTACCCCCGAATTTACGGTATCAGAAATAGAAAAGCCTCAAGTTTGGCCGAAACGCTTCGCCTGTAATTTCATCGAGCCAGGACTGGTTCGCTATAAAGGCGAAGATGGCAAGCCCGATGACATGGTCCTGGTTACTGAAGAAGCTCTTGAGAGAATGGCGAAAAGTTTTATAGGCAAGCCCGTTGTTGATTGGGATCATGCCGAGGTTTGGCCCGCCATGATAGCCGAAGGCAAGGCCGATGGTATTGTCTCCGATGTCTGGAAAGGCGAAGACGGATGGTGGCATTGCAGTTTTGAGGTTTGGGACGCGGAAGCTATCAGGCATTGTGAATCCGGCGATTGGTTTGTCTCCTGCGCCTATATTCCAACAGAGATTGATAAGAAGGGCGGTAAACATCACAGCATACCGTATACCGAAGAGGTTTTGGACGGGGAATATACTCATCTCGCACTGGTGAAAAATCCACGTTACGAAAATGCCCGCATTAGGGCTAACTCAAAAACAGAAGAAGGAGGAGGTTACAAAATGGCATTCAAATGGTTAAGTAATAAACCTTCCGCGCTTCGCCTTAATGCGGACAAAGGCGAGGAGAAGGTTCTAGTTGACGTTGACGGCAATCCTGTCGAGGCGAAAGAGTTATTCGCCGCCCTTGAAGAACAGGAAAGAGAAGAGAAGGTTCTCCATGGCAACGATGATGACGAAATTGAGTTCGAGGGTAAAAAAGCTAAACTCGGCGACCTCAAAAAAGCCTTCAAAAATAAACTAAAGAAAAACGCCGAAAAACTCAAAGAAAAGAAAGTTGAGGATGAAGAGCTTGAAAACCTCGAAAAAAAGGCGAAAAAAAATGAGGCCGCCGGTCATCGTGAAGATCAGGTTCCTCAAGGCGGTGCGGCAGAGGATAATCTCGATGTTGGGGTTTCTGCGGCCCAAGAACTTTCTTTGAAATCCAAGAAGGAAATCGAAGAGAGGCTTCAATCACTTCAAAGAGAAATCATGGCTTTGAAAAATTCTAAATCCGATGAACTTAGAAATGCCGCCGAAGGCAACATTTCCCTTGGCGAAGTTCCTATGAAAAATCAGATTATGACCATCCAGGAAAGAATTGCCACCGGAAAAGCGAAAATGTCCGCTATTTCTGCCGCCACTTCTGGACCTAAGGCTTAAGGAGGGATACCACAATGGGATCAGCATATAATATTACCAATCAAGAAAGAATCACTCCGATTCTAGGGTTGTTTGATTTCAACAATCCGCCCACAACTCAGTTATTCCCGTGTCAAGTCAGCGCGAATCAGTCCGGTTCCTTGCAACCAGGACAAATCGTTAAACTTGACCCTGCTATAACCAATCCTCCTGGAAGCATCCTTCAGGTTATTGCGGCAGTTGATACGGATACTCCCTTTGGTATGGTCGTGTATGTTACCAAAGGAAATAGCACTGCCTCTCCTGGGATTCTGTATGTTGCCACTCCCGCCGGACAACCTATTATCTGGCATGTTGCCGGAGCGGCAATTACTCCCGGACAGTCTTTACAATACAACACCACAGGGGCTATCAGCATGATTCCCCTTGCAAGCGGCGTTGCTATTGCTAAGTCTCTTGATAACGCGGCGAGCGGCCAATTGTTCCGCATTTCGCTGACTGCTTAATACTGGAGGAGATGAAAAATGGATAATACAATCAGCGCAATCGGACGAGAATACGCAAATTCTCTGACCTCTCAGCCTATTAAATGGCGGCCTGGTCTAACCATCAGAAAAAACAGCGATGGAAGCATTGATTCATCGAGTCTCGGATACCAATACGTTATTCAGACCACGAGCTTCATTCGCCCCTGTGTCATTCAACAGAAACTCTATCAGGTTAATATTGCTGATTTTGTTCCTGTGACCTTTGGCGACGGAGCGTGGATGAAACAAATCATCACCAATGCGACCGGTATCCTCAATGGTAACTTCAAGGAAGGAGTGAGAGACGCTCTCAACCCGGGCCCTGCCTCCATTCCGAAAGTGGACGTTGCCATCGCGCCAATCACCGCTACCATTGACACCTGGGTCGGAGCCTATAACTACGACCTGGCCGAAGTCAATCAGGCCCTGGCTTCCAACAACTGGGACCTCATCACCGCGCGCATGAAGGCCAATCGCATGGTTTGGGTCCTTGGAACCCAGGATATTGCTTTCCTCGGTCTTGACTCCAATCTGGCTCAATTCCCTGGACTATATAGCAATTCCCAGGTGACTGTTAATACGTCCCTAATCACCGCTGCCATCAGCTCCTTGGCCGCCACTCCTAGCGCCTTCCAGGCTCTCGTGGCCGGTCTATTGCAGGCATATGCGGATAATGCGGGATATACCGCTCAACCCGATACCTTCGTCATCCCCTACGATGACTTCTTTGGTTTGGGGGCCGCGACTTCCGCTGACTTCCCGATCAACAGCATGATTAAATACATGCTTGATGCCTTCAAGATGATGACCGGTAATGATAACTTCAAAATCCTGCCCTCCCGCTATGGTATGGCGGCGAGAAACGCGGGATATTGGAATGCCAATGGGACCAATCGCTATGTTCTCTATAACCGAGATGAGAATAACGGGGAGACCGTCAAAATGGACTTCCCTGTTGACTATACTCTCAATCCGGCTATGAGCGCAGACGGATTCAATTGGACCGGAATTGCCTACGGTCAATTCTCTGGCGCAATCGTCTATCGGGTTCCCGAAGTTCTTTACTTCGATTACCCAGCTTAAAAGTTAAAAGGGGGAAAGACATATGATGCTATGGAATAAAGGACCAGGCAAATTGGTTCTTAAAAACGGAAAGGTCGTTCAGCCAAACGCGACCTTTGAGGTTGAGGAAAAAGAGGCCAAGGCTCTTCTTGCTTATCACCATATCGTTGAATTTAAAGCGAATGGCGATGCTCCCGAGAAGAAAGCCGGTCTGTCTCCTCTTCCTACTGGAATTGGCGTCCAGGTTCCAACGGAAAGACTGGCTGTGTTGAAAGATAAAGCAAAAAAATAAGCGAAATCTCTGGGGGACTCATGTTAATCCATGATATCCCCCAGAGAAAAAGCGGAAAGATAGAATCATGACGACTCCAAATCCTCCGGTAACAGTTGCACAGTTCAAGTCCCAATTCTTCAGGGATTGGGATTATGGGCCAGGCAAGGACAAGGTAATGGATGCCGATATCCAGAATGCGCTAAATATGGCGTCAACCTATTTTAACGCCGATTTATTTAGCGATGTTCCACTCGGAGCTCCAGGAGAGACCAATGATACTACCAGCGAGCAAACCCTCGCTTATTTATATGCCGCCGCTCATTTTCTTGTGCTCAATATTCAAGCCGCCGGCGGCCTTTCCGGTCTTGGTTCCGGTAGCGGATTAAAGTCGAGTAGCGAAGGCACCATCACCTCAAAATCTATCGGCGGAATATCAGCCGGTTATATGTGGCCCGATGATATTGCCAATGACCCGATGCTTTATCAATTCACAAGAACGGCTTACGGACAACAATATTTGCAGATGTTGGCTCCGAAATTGGTTGGAATAATTGACGTAGGTCAGGAATACCCGACCACGTTTGGATTTTAAAAATGGGAGATTTAAAAATGAAAAAGAAACTAATCGAAGTTCTTGCCCTCTTTTTACTCGTTTCAAGCCGATTTTCATTTGCTCAGCAATCGCAGGTATTGGTTAATAATCCCGCCGTCGCTTTTAATCAGGGTTTTATTGCCGATACCTCAAAAATCCAATTCTCAGTCCTAAGCGCTCAGGTCAATTATGCCAGCTCGACCCTAGCCAATGAGACCTTTGGCGGCGGTCAAGTATCCCAGGGAACCATCAATGTCCAGAATTTCTCGGCTCTTAGCTCCGCTACCGCCACGGATACAATCGTTGTAAATTCAACCTCCATTCCAAACTATGTAACCATTTCTATCTCCGGCTACTATCGCTCAAATTCCTATACCAGCGGTTTTGATTGGCTTCCAGGGGTTAATGTTGATTCAACAGCCGCCAATATTGCCGCCGCTATGGCCAATAATCCCTTTATTACCGCCACCGCCAGCGGAAACACGGTTACTCTTACCGCCAATGCCTCCGGAGCCTATTACAACAAGATCAGCGTTTCCACCTCTCCCATCGGCTCCTATCTAACCCTTGGCAGTTCTACCCTTACCGGAGGTCAGGATAACGCAACCCTCAATATCGGAGGGGTTATCCTGCTTCAGGGCCGCGATTTTACCGCCGCTACCTCAACCTCCGCTACCGCTTCCAGCATTGCGTCGGCAATCAATGCCAACAGCCAATTGTCTAAAAATATCTCCGCTACCGCCTCTGGCTCGACCGTTAATTTAACCTCTCTTTTAGCCTCCTCAAGCAAGAATTTTGGAATGGGCAGTTCTTCTCCTTCCAATTTGATTGTTTCTGGAATGTCCGGCGGCATATCTCCCGCCTGGTCTCTCAATTCAGGGGTTATCAATATCCCCAATAATCAATTTACCTTAGCCATGCCGGTTCTCTTCAATCAAGGATCCTCTCCGGCCATTGGCGGTTTAACAAACCAGACAACCTATTACGCTATCCCCGTTGATTCCAATGATATTGAGCTGGCCACCACCTCGGCTTTAGCTCAGTCGGGAACGTTCATTGATTTAACCAGCTCCTCAACCCTTACCACCGCTCCCGATTATACCATAGAGCCTCTTCCTTCCGTGGCTCCCGCCGGACTTCAATTCGAGGTATCAAATGATGGCGTTAATTTCTTTGACCTCGCCAATTCATCCGTTACCATATCGGCCTTTAATGGCCCCCAGACCGCTACATTTAACTTTGGAAGCCTTGGATATCGCTATCTTGAGCTCTATGTAACCGCGCCATCACAGGGCGGCTTAAGCGTTGACACTACGCTTTACGGACATTGAGGTTTTAAATGGAAAGCATTGTTGTTTTTTCCGATAAGGGGTTAAAAAATCTCGATGCCCTATTTGGAAGCCGAAGATATGTCAAGGTTGGGGTTTTGGCCGGACAAAAGAATCAGCGGGATGACAATACCCAAAACAACGCCACCATTGGCGCGGTTCATGAGTTCGGTTCCATCACAAAGAAAATACCGAAACGGTCTTTTATAAGAAACCCATTGACCGGAATGTCCAATAGAGAAGAGGTATTTCAAAAAGCGGTCTCCGGTTTTAATTATGGAATGGAAAGCGGCAATTTCGTTTCATTCTGGGATGCCCTCGGATCCTCTCTTGTTGAAAAGATTCTTGACGCTTTTGACCAGTCCGGCCCAGGCTGGGCGCCATTGGCCGAATCCACAATAGCGGCGCGTAAACGCAGACATAGCAGAAAAGGCGGCGGCGAAAAACCGTTAATCGATACCGGACAACTTAGACGCTCGATTAGTTATAAGGTGGTGTCGGAATGATACCACAGGTTAATGATATTATCGCCGGTTTTGGAAATGAGCTTAGACTCGCCGTTATTTCCAAATCCGTAAATGATTTTGAGGCCCAGGAGACAATCTCCGATATGCGCTATGTCTATGGCGTCTATGTTCCCATTCCTTCCAGACATCTTGAATTAAAACCCGAGGGCGAGCGGCAATGGATGAATTTAACCTTTTACTCAACCGATACCAGCCTCAAGATTGATGATATGTTGCAGGATTCCAATGGCTTTCAATATCGGGTTTCCGATTATGAGGATTGGGCCATTGCCGGATTCAGGAAATATAGCCTCGAACAGGTTCCCATGGCCGGATCGGCGGGCAATGCTGATGGGGTTGGAGGCTTGATATCGCCATGATACCGTCCATAGCCAGAAATTCAACGCCAACAACAACGGCCATAGAGCCGATTAAGGCGGTCGCCAATGTTATCCAGAATCAATTGAACCTACCCGATGGCCGAGTTTTTATTGATTACGAGAGATTTAAGATACCGCCAGAGGGTCTATTTTGCGTTGTAAGCTATTTAAAACCCTCCGAAACCGTCAGCTCCGCCGATTATTTTGATAATTCATTAGACCAAGAGGTTCAGGAACTGACCATGTTTCATCATATCCAGATTGATCTAATGTCCCTTATTCCCGATAATTCCGCGCGTTTAAGAAAAGAGGAGGTTTTAATGGCTCTCCATTCATTTTACGGCGGAAATTATTTCGCCAAGAATGGTTTTGGCGTCTCATGGATTCAATCCGACGTTCTTGACACCAGCGTTCTTGAGGGAAAGAACTATCTCAACCGCTATACCACTTCCTGCACCCTTACATCTTTGCATAGCAAATCTCAATCAAGTTCCTATTTTGATAATTTCAGCGCAACACTGTCGGTCAATGGAAAGCCGCCCGCTCAATTGAATCTAAATAATGATCCATTAGGAGAATAATATGTCAAATACAGTTTTCCCGCTCAGCTACTTTACCACGGTCTCAATTAATTCAACTCCGGTTCTCCCCCAGACCCCCAATCAAAGCACCATCGCTCTTATTACCAAGGATAATATTCCCGCGACCTGGTCCAGCGGACAATACTTCGGCATCTATACCAGTCTTTCAGGAGTCGCCACTGACTTCGGTATTAATTCAAATAGTTATGCCATTGCTCAGTCCGCTTTTGCCCAACAGCCAAATTTCCTATCGGTATCCGGCGGTTATTTTGTCATCATCCCCCGCTTGCAATCCCCCTCTCTTGAGACAACCCAAGCCGCCATCATCAGAGCCCAGAATCTGGTTCAATTCTTCGGCGTTCTCATTGATGAGGAATTAGCCGATAGCGCCCCCTCTACCTTCCAGGAATTGGCAAATTTCATCCAGACCCAGAACATGATGTTATTCTATTGTTCCAGCAATCCCAATGACATCAATCCTGGCGGAGCCATTGACCTGGTTAGACAAGCCAATGACGAGAATACGCGATGCTTCTATTATGGCACCCCGCTTTTAAATGGAGCCGGAGTTCAACAGACCCAGATATTTGCGGCGGCATATGCGGCGAGACTCCTTTCTGTTAATTTTAACGCCGCAAACTCGACCCTTACCATGAATGGCAAACAATTAAATGGCATCACTCAGGATAATACGCTTACCAGCGGAATTATTACAGCCGCCCAGGCCGCCGGAGCCTCCGTCTATGGCAATTTCTCATCCTTCGTTTGCCTTCTTGAGAGCGGAGCCAATAACTGGTCAGATCAGGTCTACAATCAAATCTGGCTTGCTATGGATCTCCAATATACCGGTTTTGGCACAATTGTGGGTCAACAAACCAAGCTCCCCATCACAGACCCTGGCGTTACCATTCTAAAAAATTCGCTGGTTACTGTCATGAATACGGCGGTCAATAATGGTTTTATCGCCCCAGGTTCCTGGCCCTCCGGTTCCGATACATTCGGCAATCAAAATCTATTTTTACAGAATATAGCTACCTTTGGATTCTATGTTTTTGCCGCTCCGGTGGCTTCTTTAACCCAGGCCCAGCTTCAATCAAGAACTGCCCCGCCAATCCAGATAGCGGCTTTAAGCGCGGGGGCTATACATAGGGCATCTATCATAATTCAGGTCGCTTTAGGATAAAAGGGGGATTTAAACAATGTCAATAGTAGCGTCGATTACCCAAAATGACACTCTCAGCATCAATAATCAGGTCATCACCACCTTTGCAAATAATGATTGTGGCAAATTGACCTTTCCCAATGAAATCGTAGAATTTGACGTAGGCAAGAATGGAAATATCCTTCAAGCCATTAACTACAAAGGCTTTATCGTCAATATTCAGATCAGAATCATCATGGGAGCCTCCGATGATCAATATTTCAATGGTCTTTTAAACCAATTGATGAATGGTTCCCCGTCCTTTCAAACGGCCTATTTTACTAAGAATTTCATCGATAAAAATGGCAACGTTATTTCCGCTTCCATAGCCGCTCAAGGCGGCAATATCGTCAAAGCTCCCGAAATGATTATCTCCGCCAATGGAAACATTGAGCAGGTTGTCGCCGTTTGGGACTTTCGCTTTGGCTACTGGAACAGAATCGTCGCTTAATCTTTAATTCGTAAAAAAGGGGGTCTTAAAAATGGAAGGTAAAGAGTTTAAATTAAAAAACGGGGCGACCTTGATAGTATCCTACGCCCCGTTTGAAGATGGTTGTGCCTTGTTTAAAGCCGTTTCCGAGTGCCTTCGCAAAAATAACATCCAGAATAACAGCATTGAGTCGGCGGGGAGCGTTTTATTTTGCGATCCCGATGTTTACCGGCTTACCTTTGTCTGTGCCAAGAAGGCTATCTACAGAGGACGCAAGATTGACGCCTCTCTTTTTGACGACAATCAATTAGGGGCCGAAGCGTCATCTTCTCTTCTTGAGATATTTTCAACGATTTTAAGTTTTAATATTGAACGTTTTTTACCCGTAGCCTCTTCCGCGTTAGAGGCGATATCTACGACCCCAGCATAAAACCAAGCGTTGATATCGCCGCTGAAGAGGCGTTGATAATCGCTCTTTCTGTCGCAAAAGCCGGATATTATGGGGGTAATTTACAGACCATCATGAAAGCCCCATTGGATCTGGTCTTAGCGGCATATGAATATGAGATTTTTCTTAAAGACTATGAGGCCCATTATATTGAGCTAAACAAAAACAGAGATAATCAATGAAGATAGCGGAACTCTTTGCTGAATTTAGGATAAAGTTTTCAGACACAAGCCTAAAGATTCTCAATACCACCATGTCCGAGCTAAAGCTTGGAACCTTGGCCGAAGTTTTCGCTATTGACCAGTTAACAAAAAGAGTAATTTCAATAGGAAAAGAAGCCCTACAAACAGCCTCCCATTTCCATATCCTAAGCGATGCCTACGGAATAAATACGACATGGCTTCAAAGGATGCAAAATGCGGGGCTTAACTATAATGTTTCGGCGCAACAAACCGAACAGACCATCCTATCCCTTCAACAAAATCTAGCGGCCCTAAGAATAGGCCAAGGCTCGGCCTCATTTATGCAGGCCGCGGGTTTTTTTGGCGTTAATCTTGGGTCTATTACCTCAGCCAAGAAATTATACGAGGAATTGCAAGAGAAGGTTCCCGAATTTGTAAAAAATCGCGGTAAATTTGGAAAAGCGGAAGCCTCTCTTTTACTTCAGAGGATGGGGATTCCCGTAGAAGAAATGCAGAGACTTTTAGGCGATAAAGTAACCCATGGCGGAAGCGATATAAACATCATGCATCACCGGCAGATTGAGGCTCTAACGAAGTTAAATTCCAACATTGACATTTTAAATAAAAATGCTCATTTCTTAGCCTACGATGCCATCGGGAATCTGGTCGCGAGTTTAAAAGTGACCAATAATATTCTGGGAGATATATCGAATCTGTTTACTATTATTGGACATCCAACGGATTCTCTTAAAGCTATTGGCAATATAGCATGGGGAAATTTAAGGTATTTACTTCAAGGACATCAATCTCAAAACGCTTCTCCATATGATCTCCCCAATCCGTCTTATTCTCGGTTTCAAAATTTTTTAAATAGAGATTTGAACAATGTCTCGGTAAATTTAAGCCAGAAGATACACATTACCGGATCATCAAATCCAGATGATATTAAAAAGGCCGTGAAAGAAGCGAACAAGGATTTACATAAGAGAAAACTCCTGGCTACAATCGCCAGAACATCTCCAACGAGAAAATAAATGGGATTAGCTAATTACGCAAATGGAACGGCTCAATCGGCGAGCAATGGGCTTTCCAATATTCAGGGCGCGTTAAATGGCAATCCATCCGCGATTACCAGCTATCTAGCCCAAAAAACCGGTCTTACCTTTTTAAAACCAAAAGGTTTACAAGGAATCGCCGGTTTTGTCTTTTCATATCTTGGAGAAGAGATGTTAGAGGCCCGCGCCGATATTACCGACCATTGGCTTGAAAATAACACGGCAACCCAGGATCACTCAGCGGTTTATCCGGTCAGATTTACGATGTCCGGTTTTATTTGCGAATTAACCCTTCCAAATCCAGGAAAGAGCGGCGTTGTGGGCGTTTTAAATACCCTAACCCAAAAAATGGGCTCGGTCTCCGCCTATCTCGGTAAATATACCCCAGGCGGCTTGCAAAAAATAACCAATACCGTCAATAGCGCAACCCAAAAAGCCTCGCAATATATTAATGAGGTCAATCAGTATCTAAATCAGGCGCAAAATGTTTTGGGTTACTTTAAAGGCTCAAGCTCAGCCCAAACCCAGCAACAAAAGGCATATGCAACCCTGGTATCAGCCATGCAAAATCGTTTGACCTTTTCAGTTGTAACCCCCTGGACAACGCTTCAAAGCGTTATGATTGAGAGCATTAATTTATCGCAACCGGACTATACCAATCAGAAGTCAGAAATATCGGTAACGGTCAAGCAACTCCAGATTGTCCCTACCAATAATGGGACGCCGAGCCCCACCAGCATAAGAAATAAAAGCCAAGGTAGAGCGGCATTTATGGGTCAGCCGGTCTCTTTGAATGGTTCATCAGCCGGAATACCAACGCCGACGACCCAGCTTGTCAATAGCTCAAATCCGCTTAATCTCAATGTTTACGGTTCCTAGATATGATACTCCTTGACAATCTATCAAATAACGCTTTCCAGCAAAGTTTTATTCAAATGCCCGATGGGACTACCGGACAATTGAATCTCTACTATCGCGCCGCCGTTTCGCGCTGGTTCTTTGATTTTATCCATCCCCAATTTCCAAATGGGAGCCTTTTAGGAGCCGGTTTATGCGTTCATCCAAACATTTTAAGGCAATTCAAAAATATAATCAATTTTGGCATGGCCTGTGTTACCAATAGCGGAGTCGATCCGGTTTCTATTGATGATTTTATCAACGGCAACGCTTCTATTTATATTTTAAACTCATCCGATGTTCAGTCCGTTGAGACAGGATATTTTGGAGTTCTTGTTTAATGACAGCGATAGCAACCCCCGCTAATCAACAGGCATATGGCCCAAACCAGAAATTCCAAAGAATTTATTTTATGCAGGTTCAGGGTAAAACTCAAACCTGGAATATCTCCTATCCAATCACCATGGAAATGGATATTACCCGCGGCGCATTCCAGAGCACAGCCGAGGGCGAATTTATTCTTTACAATCTCAGCGATGACAAGAAAAGCGATATTTACCTTGACTGGAACGACCAGCTTTCATCAAGCGAGGGCTATCGAAAAATCGTTGTTAGGGCCGGATATCAGTCCTGGAATTTAAATACCGTCGGGCCGCTTAATCCCAATTCATTGCCGATAATTTTCAGCGGTCAGCTTTACAGCGCCTATTCAACTCGCTCAGGCCCATCCTGGATCACCACCATTCGAGCCTGGGACGGCGGATTTTCAAAAGCCAATTCTTTTGTCTCCGTATCCTTTGATTCATCCGTTCCATTTAATGACAGGGTTACGCAGATAGCAAAATCAATGCAGGATATTACCTCCGTTTATATTTCTCCGTCAATAACGGCCCCTGTCGTTCGCGGGAGGGCCTATAAGGGCTCCGCCTGGGACATTCTTCTCGGTTTGGCTGATTCCGCCAATGCCGATCTTTTTATAGACCTGGGAAAATTATACATGGTTCCCAAGGGTCAGCCCGTTCCAGGACTAACCGGGGGACTTGATGTCATTACCTCCGATTTTGGGCTTTTAAATACCCCAATCAAGCAGAAATTCTTTGTTTCTTTCGATATGCTCTTTGAGCCCAGATTGACCATTATGCAGTCAATTATTCTCCAAAGCCTCGAATCCGTCAATAATGGTTCCTATACCCTTGTCGGCATTAAACATCGCGGTATAATCTCAGGTTCTGTGGGAGGCGATTTAGTAACAACGCCTACCTGTTTTTATGGCGCAGGTAATTTATTATGAGCCAAACCACTGGAACCCCTGGGGTCAATTTACCTATCTATGAGCCCGATTTTGAGGATATGCTCAATGTCTCCGAAAGGAAACTTGTTCTTGAGCTCAATTGCGTTAAAATAGGAACCATACAGTCCTATAATGCTTCCAATAGAACGGCCCATATCCAAATTGTGTTTCAAAGCCAATTAAAAGATGGAACATTCGTCAATTACCCGCTTTTAGTCGATTGTCCCGTTGTTACCATACAGGGCGGCGGATTTTCGCTTCAATTGCCAATTTCACAAGGCGACACCTGTCTTGTTCTCTTTGCGGACAGAAATATAGATGCCTGGTTTGCCGGAGGTCAATCCCAGCCGCCAACCGATGGAAGCGCACATGCCATTGGCGATGCCATAGCAATCGTGGGCCTCAATTGGGCCAATGACCAAAGTATCGCTCCCATGTCAACCTCGGAGGCCCGACTTGCCGATAAATCCGGCAATACCAAGTTCGGAATTTCAAACGGTAAATTGACCATCCAAAATTCAAGCCAAGACCTTCTTACCATACTCCAAACCCTCATAACCGGAATCCTTGGAATGAAAACATCCAGCGGCTCAACCATGGTGGACGCGACCGGAGATATATCCTCCGCCAATAATGCCCTCTCGGAGCTACTCTACTAATGATAATGCGAGGCATAACAGCGACCAATGATTGGATGTTCGGCAATGGCCTTGGTTCCTATTTTACCGGAGAGGCGGCCATAGAGGCCAATATAAAGACCAGAGTCCTTTCATGGATTGGCGATTGTTTTTTTGATATGTTCACCGGAGTTGACTGGAAAAACAGGCTTGATGTCGGCCAACAGGAAAATCTGGCCGTTGAAATTCAAGAGGTAATACTTAACTCATATGGCGTCATAGCCATCAATTCTTTTTCGTTTTCTTTCTCAGGGCAATCGAGGTTTGAGACCGTAAACTCAAATATCTCTACGATTTACTCGCCCTCAGCGACAATCGTCATTCCTATTCAACAGGTGGGTGTATAATATGGCAACCAATTCATTAACGGCCTCAGGTCTTACAATCGAACAGCTCAGCGACATAATCAACGATTTAACCACCGGATATACAACCATCTATGGCCCAGATATAAACCTTGAGAGTAATACCCCAGACGGTCAGATGATGAATATTTATGCCACCGCTCTTGAGGATAATTTAGAGCTCCTTCAGGTCGTTTACAATTCATTTTCAATAGCCAATGCCTTTGGCGTTCAATTGGACAATATGTTCGCTCTCAATGGAATGCAAAGACAGCAGGGAACCTACACCATCGCATATGTCAACGTAACCGTTTCTCAGGCTCTAACTCTTAACGGCCTTGATGCCCTTGCTTCAAATCCAAATATAACCGTTTTCCAGGTAGCCGATACCGGAGGCAATATATATCAGCTTCAGAATAGTTATTCATTTAGCGGATCCGGAACGGTTACTCTGGCCTTCCAGGCGCAAAACATAGGTCAGGTTTTAACCACTTCCAATACCATCACCGTTATCAATACTCCCGTCATAGGAGTTACCTCGGTCAACAATCCAACGACAGCCAATGACATCATTGGGACAAACGAAGAGACCGATATCCAATTTAAGGTTCGCCAGGGTCTTTCATTTCAATTGGCGGCTACAGGCCCAGCCGATACCATCCGCGCCCAACTTTTAAATACCCCAGGCGTTATTGATGCCTTTGTTCCTGAAAATGATACCTCTAGCGTGGTTAATGGCGTTGCGGCCAATGGAATACAGGTTATTGTCAATGCCCCAACGGTTCCCGCCGCTACCATTGCCCAGGTGATTTATTCAAAAAAACCCGCCGGATGCGCCCAAACCTCAAGCGGGAGCCCACAGAGCTACAATATCACCCGTCCGGCGGGAAATATATTTACCGCCTATTGGTATAACGCCGTCCCAGAATCTCTCTATATCTCATTTCAGATATTGCCAATAAATGGCGTTGATACTTTCAATACAACGACCCTCGCGAATCAATTAGCCGCCGCCTTGGTCTATCGTTTAAACCAATCGGCTTTTGTCGGGGATATCATCAGAGCCATGCAAACAATCGCTCCCAATGGATATCTCCAAAATGTAAGTGTCGGCACATCCTCGCCCCCAGGCTCTCAAACCGTTTCTCCCACATCCTACGTCAACTATTTCACCGTTTCAGCTTCTAATATCACGATAACAACATGATAAATCAATACAAATTAGAATGAAAAATTATGACCAATGACGAATTAGTTGCGACCTATACCAATCTTCTGATTATCCAGTATTCAGACCCCAATAATCAGCCCAATGCCGTAGCCACCATTCAAATGCTGGCTCAGGAAGCTATCGCCAATCAAATCGTATATCAAGTTCTCAATGGGTTCTCTCTTACGGACTCCTACGGTCAGACCCCTGCCGTTGGAGTCCAACTTGATATTCTCGGCCAATTCGTAGGGGCGCAACGTTTTTTAAATGGATATTCTCCTTCAATTATCTATTTTGGCATGCAGGACACGACGGGAACCTATAACTCACAGGCCGGAGGCTATGGAGACGCCACATCATCAACTCCGCCCACCGATTATTGGCTTACAACCCAGGGCGCCGCAGGAAGTTATACCCTATCGGATACCCAGATGATTAGTCTTATCCAATATTTAGCCGCCGTCAATAATGCCTATCTATCCCTTGAAGTTATTGACAATATTCTCTACCAGTTTTTCGGAACTTACGTAACCGTAACAGAAAACCCGATGGAATTGATTTATAATCATGCTTCAAACGATCCTGGAACACTTTACGGAATAGTAAAATTTTTAAATGCTCTTCCGCATCCAGCTGGCGTTGAAGTATCGGCAGGTTAATATATGGGGGGAATATGTCAAAAATAGTCAGAAAAACAGCTCAGATTTTCGGTTCTACCGCTCCATCAACCGATATCGAACAATTTGGGGCCGCAAAAGTAACCGGAAGCCCAAACTATACCGATGACCCCGCCGTCATTCAAGCCCTAAGCGCATGGGAAGAAGGATGGACACCCGCTCTCGTTTCTACAAATAATTCAGAGTATAAGCAGGATAGAAACGCCGTCGACTATGTCGCCTCCTACCAAATCGCCTATAACCTTCAGATGGGAATAGCCGAATGGGACCCAGGAACGACCTACTACACAAATTCTATTGTCCAGTATAATGGCAATTTATATAAATCCCTTGTTGATTCAAATCTAAACAATACTCCCTCAACATCCGGCTCGACCTCATATTGGTTTTATATGTCGAGTCTTCCAACAAAAACAATTTTATCCGCCGGTTCAAGTGGAACTTATACGCCTCCGGCTAATGTCGCTTATATACGTTTTAGGATGGTTGGCGGCGGCGGCGGAAGCCAAGGTTCCGGCGGGGCCGGATCCAGCGGTGGTAATACAACATTTGCAAATTATACATGCGATGGCGGAGAAGGAGGAAGCGTAAATGGCGGCGGCAATGGAGGCGGTGTAAGTGTCCCCTCTGGAATCTTTTTTGTTGTCGGAGGATCCGGAACATCCGTAAATAATGCCATAGGCGTTCCAGGAACATCTTTATTCGGATACAATGGCTATGGAGCTGGCGGCGTCGGTCCTACCAGCTTAGCCGGTGGCGGTGCCGGTGCATATGCTGAAGGTCAAATATTTAATCCAGGGAGTCAATCATATGCCGTCGGTTCAGGAGGTGCCGGAGGTTCAGCCGGTTCTGGAACAGCCGGATTATCCGGTCAGGGCGGAATAATTATTATTGAAGAATTTTACTATTAATTATGTCTAAAATAATCAGAAAAACAGCGTCAATATTTGCTTCCTCCGCCGGAGTTAATCAATTAGAGCAATTCGGGGCCAAGGAAGTTACGGGTAACTATAACGGACAATCGCCTCCCGCAGACCCCGCCGTCATCCAATCTCTTTCGGCCTGGGAAGGAGGATGGAGCTCGGCTCAATATGAGGTTTTCGCTCCATATCTTCAGGATAGAAACGCCGTTGATTATGTCAATTCCTATCAAATAGCCTATTTACTTCAGATGGGAGTTCCAGAATGGGATTCTGAAACTACCTATTATACAAACTCAATCGTTCAATATAACGGACAAAAATTCATTTCTCTTGCTGACAATAATATAGGTAATACGCCTCCAAACATAGCTTCAAATGCAATTTGGCAAATAATTTCTTTCCCATCAACCAGACAATTAAAAGCCCCAACGCTTACTATATTGAATAGCGGAAGCGGGGATTATTATCCACCCGATGGATGCATTAGGCTACGAGTCAGGGCTGTTGGCGGCGGCGGCGGAGGCTGGGGAAGCGGTGATTCTGGTAGCGCAGGTGGAAATACTACATTTCAAACTAGTGGCGGAACATATCTTATAGCCGCTGGTGGAGGGGGCCTGAAAGAGGACATCAATGGTAATGTTTATCCCGTCGGTGGGACAGCTAATTATACCGGTAACGCAAGATCGGATATAAACGTAAATGGTTGCGTTTCTGAAAATTACGTAGGCTTTGGCGGTGATTCAATCCTAGGTTGCGGAGGCGGAAAAGGAACCGTAAATCTTCAACCTACAGGAAATGGAAGCGGCGGCGGCGTTGAAACCTCAACTACTCCATATGGCGGAGGCTATGGCGGAGCTTCGGGAGCCTATTGCGAAGTCAGTGATGTTTATGTTAGCTATCAGGGGCCAGGATTAACCAATCCATATCCTTTTAGTTATGCTGTCGGCGCTGGTGGAGCCGGAGGAGGAGGAACCTATCCAGGCCAAAATGGAACCGCTGGCATCATAATCATTGATGAGTTCTATTACTAAAATGGAAAAAGAGACAATTCTTACGTTTGAAGTCCCAAAGGTCAAGAGGCCATGCGTTCGTTGCGGCAGACTTGAGCCGATTAATACTCGCGGTCAATGCTACCAATGTTTTGTCTGGTCAAATATCGAGAGAATAGAAAGAAGTCTCGGTAGGGAGTGGCTTCCAGGAGATGAACATCCCGCCTGGTGCGATTGCACACTTCCCGAACATTTTAAGTCGAAAGAAGCCCGCTTAAATGCGCTTCTAAATTGATTTTGGAGAATATATGGATTACAATATGAGGGTGAAAAAAACTACCTTAATTTTGTTCGCAATAATCGGTCTATTTTCGCGAAATTCATTTTCTCAGTTTTGTCCAGGATGCATCCAAAATAGTTCAGCCCCGCAAAATGCTGTTTTCAATGTTTCAAGCGGAACGGTTCGAGGTCAGTTCGCCGCCGGAACGCTTTCAATCTCGACAATCACGGTTTCGACCATTACCGCCAATACCGCTATAATCGGCCCAGGTTCTCTTATAACGGGGCTTAACGCCTCAAACATCTCTCAGGGCAACATCTCTTCAAATAGCGTCGTTGGAGCGTATCCAGGCATTACCCAGATAGGAACAATCAATGCGGGGCAATGGCAGGGAACTCCGATAGGGACGCAATACGGCGGCACGGGTCAAAATTTTGTCAATGTATCTACGGGGTCATTGATTTACTTCGGGGGAAATGGAGTCATGGACACACTCTTGCCAGGAGCTCCACTTGGCATTCTCCAGTCCATGGGTTCAGCCCCCGAAGTTTGGACCTCCTCCCCCCAGGTTTCCGGCGTTAATCTTTATAATATTCCGCTCACTTCTTTAAATTCAGGCACGCTACCGACCGATATAATCGTTTCATCCAATTCGATTCCATATGTTTCAGGAGCTTCCGTTATCGGAAATATTAGCGGTCAGGCTTTGGGCGGCTTTGGCGGCATAATCAATATCAGCCAGATTTCAACAGGAACTCTTCCTACCGATATTGTCGCCTCATCCATCACCGTCACTGGAGTTAATCCATTGACATATGGCGGCCCGTCCGTATCTCCCCAAATTACCCTTCAAACCGATGGCCGAATCAGTTTTGCCACCAATACCGTTATTTCTATTCAACCCTCCCAGATTAGCGCGGGCACGCTACCAAGCAATATTAACGTTCCGGCGGCATCAATCCAGGCCGGAATACTCAATTCAGGAGTTTTAGCCTCATCTCTAACCGCCAATGGTTCCAATTATGGACAGTTTGGTAGCGCATCTGTAATACCGGCATTTAACAGCGGAAATGATGGCCGACTTTTAAATATCTCAACCGTAGCCGTTTCGATACCCGCCAGCGCGATTAATACGGCAATCCCATTTTCACAATTAAGCACGGGAACTCTACCGACGGATATCGTAGCCTCTTCTATTACTGTTACCGGAGTTAATGCTGGTAGCTGTGGTAATGGCACGAGCGTTTGTGTTGTGAATTTTGGAACGGATGGAAGAGCCCTATCAGCCACCCAAACCCCAATAACCGGAGCCTCCCCCACCGGAGCGGCAGGAGGAGCCCTTACTGGCTCATATCCAAATCCTAGATTAGCCCCCACAGGTGTTACAGCGACAATCTACGGAAATCAAAGCGGATATATTCCCATCATAGGGCTCAATAATGCCGGACAGGTAACATTCGCTTCCCAATTTTTCGCTCCCGCCATTTCAACCGCCGGAGCGCTTATAAATCAAAATAACTTCTGGTTAGCCAATCAAACCAGTTATGCTAATTGGTCATTTCCGCAAATAACCGTAGATACCGAAACCATTAATAATTTAATTTCAGGCAGTTCAGAAACTCTCAGTGGGACGCTCGGTGTCTCGGGCGCGTCATCTCTCGCTTCGGCGACTCTTAGCGGGACGCTAGATGTTAATGGTCACATTAAGTCTGATGCCAATGGAGGCAATCTTATATTTAATGCCGATTCTGGCTATGAGTGGTGGACTGGCGCGTATACTGATTTAATTTCTTATCAAATTACTCATCGTGATATTGCAACAGGGGATTTCTCAACTTATGTAGATGTTTCAACCGCTGGTTACGTCGGCATTGGGAAGACAAACCCTAACGCGCCATTGGAGATATCGGGAATTAACTCATCAGGCGTTGGGCTACAAGTAGACAGCACAGTAAGCATAGCAACGATAGCAGTAAGTGGTAGTAGTTCCCAGCAAATTTTAAATTTGGTTACTGGCGCGAGTGGGGCGGGTAATGGGCCTGGTTTAGAATTCTTCGACACAGGGAACCAAATTGCGGCGCAAATAAACACGTCTAAAGCCGCAACTAATGATTCTGATTTAGTTTTCCAAACAGCAAATAGTGGAACAATGAGTGAGAAGATGAGGATTCTTGACAACGGAAATGTCGGCATCGGGACAAGGAGCCCTAATGAAATATTAACGATTAATGGCCACATATCGGCGCAAACTGGTGCCCCGACATTATCGGGAAGCTACGCAGGTTCTGTAAATGGAGGTAGTATTACTACGGGTTCTACAGATACCAGTGGGCAACTTGATATAAGTGTTTCCGCTTCAAGCTATGGAATGTATCAAATAATTTTCAATAAACCTTTTTCAAACACTCCTTTCTGCGTTTCTTCTTTTGGGGAGAGCATCGGAAGTTCTTATCCTTTTTGGACTATGGTTGACTCACCCTCTACCACTGGTGTTTATATTGGATTTAATAATGGTACTACTGTTACACAATCACTGCTAGTAAATTGGATTTGCATTGGGCATTAAAATGAAAAAACTTATCCTAGTTGCTCTCTTGTTTTCAGTTTCATGCGCTCCAAAGGTTTGTGTTCTACAAGAATCTATTCCTTTAGCATGGCTACAGCAATTAGAGGACAAACAGTTATCACGAAAAGAATTTGTTGATTTGGTCGCCGGACATCAAGAAGTTTTGGAGATGAGAGAAATGACGGATAACCCATTTTCTAAAGCGGCAGATGAGTCGGCAAAGGAAACTGACAAGGAATTTTGCCATGGGCATTGAACTCATCCAACCAGGCGACTTCGCTCTTATCTCCTATCTGAAGCCTAATCTTGTTGAAGAGAGCATCGCCGAATTTGAAGAGGGTAAAATCAATGGGACTTATGTCCATGCGGCGTGCTGTGTTGGGGGCTCTGAGATTGTTCAGGCGCTTACAAGTGGGGTTCATTACGGCTCAATCAATGAGTATTTTACACCTGGTTACGCCAAGGTTTTATTTTGCCGTGTTCCAATGACTGTAGCCCAGATGGATGGATGCGTGAATTACTGGAAGAGCCAAGTAGGTAAGTCCTACGACTTCCAAGGAGACGCAAGGCTGGCTCTTTTACTTGGAATGAGGGCTTTACATCTAAACTGGCTTGCAAGGCTCCTACGGCCCATTGTCCCCATTGGGGATGGTAAATTTTGTTCTCAATTGGTGGTCAATGGGATAAATTCGGTTACAACTCCAAAAGCATTTGGTCTTGGGGCTCCCAATTATTCCCCGCAAGATTTAGCCGTAAGCCCGATCCCACAACATTATCAGCTGTGGGACGGGTCAAAATTCGTAACGGAGGGTATATGAGTCATATTCTAGCTGGTCTTTTCGGCGGTATTCTTGGAAGCATTGTCATTACCTATCTTCAAGGTCTTATCCCCAAAGTCCAGGGGCCAATTCTCGCGGATATTGACAAGGTTCTTTTGAACTTAAATCCTGATGAAAAAGCCTCTCTAAATGCGGCCATTCTGATTTTAAAACAGGAGTTCCCGCAAGCGGCCAACGGTGGCGCGGCCCTATTGGTCGGCGCATTGGTGGCTAAATACCCGCAACTCGCCCCGCTTCAACCCATCCTTGTTCAATTCCTTCAAAGCGTTGAGGGGGAAGTTGTAAAGGACTTGGCGGCGGCTCCGGCGGTTAAAAAATGAAGTATAGAAGCAAGAGAAATGACAACATTTAAACGCACAGGGTCAATATCATGTCTTTCAAAAGGAGAGTGGTCTCTTATTAAAACAAGTGATGGCAAACTTTCCGCAATATTAAGTTGCTCTAATTGTGGGTCAATATATGGAATATGGAATCACACAATACTAGATGACGGCTCTGTTATCCCAAGCGTTCTTCATCCAAAATCTTCAGATATTATCGGATGCAATACTTGTGACTTCCATGATTTTATTAAGCTTGACGGGTGGAAAAACTGATGCAAATGATTGGGATGGGGTTTGGGGGTAAAAAATGAATTTCGCGCGTTCTAACTTCCCCAAGACCCACAAAGAATTGATGATTCTTGAGGCGGAAGTAGTGGACGCGCGATTATTTTTGTCGGAAGAGGAAAAATGGAGCTGGTGACACCAAGCATGGATGAAAGACTCCGTCGCATAGAATCCCAAATAGATGAGCTTAGCCGGAGACATGCCGAATTTACCGGAGAGATGCGAGAGTTTGTCGGTAAAATGGGCGCAATGGTGGAATCACAGACGCAATTTATCAATAATGTCAACATGAAGCTAACCTCTCATCTTGATGATGAGAAAAAGGCATTTTGGCATGAGGTTCAAATTGTAGCCGGATTTCTTTCAGGAATTGTAGCTCTTGGAATAGAATTGATAAGAAAAAGATAATGGAAAAAAAGGTTATTGACCTCTGGAAGCAGTTTTTTAATCCCGCCGCGCCACCCTGCGGAATTTGCCGACAGGGGCCTTGGAAACATTCAAAAGAAACCCATGCGTATCGGCCTCTTGACCGGCGCATCATGGAGCCAAGCGAATGTTAGACACCGAATCAGTCAAAGACTTCATGCTCGCGTTAGTAAAGTCGCCCGAGCTTCAACCGTATGGGGGACGGTCATTCTGCAATATCGGCGCGCGAAGAGACGCTCAATTTTTCGGATGCCACGATTTTGACAATCAAAGCCTCCTTGCCGACGATATGGTTCAAATTTTAAAGTCCAATTCAAAATGGACACCTACCTATTTTGGAGAAATTGCATCAAAATGGGCCAGAATTGGCGGTCTTGCATTTGCGGCAATGAGTTCTAAAGATTTAGGCGAGGCGCATGGTCATATTGCTGGAGTGTTTCCCGCGCAACCATTTCTTAGCCCGAGCGTTAAACTTCTGGTTCCGATGTTAGCGAATGTCGGAGCGAAAAATGATATTATGCCAGCATCTGAATGTTTTCCAGTCGACAAATGGCCATTGATTTATTATTTATGGAATTTCACGCCATGAAAGACCTGGGGCCGTTTTTAACCATTACCATAACCATCTGCCTCTTTGTTTTCATTGTTTTGGCTCTCTATGGCTGTCTTTGTTTTAAATGCTCTCAGATTCAATGCCGCAAGAATACCCCCTGCGTTGTCTTGCAAGGGGATAAATTGCATAATCACCTAAAAGGTCTTTTGGACGGCGATTAATGGAAAAAAAGATTAAAAATTTTACAAAAACCAGAGTAGAATGTCATTGTAATTGGTTTCGGGAATTGACTCCCGATGAAATAGCCAATAGGCGAAAATCGGATGACACCCTCCTCGATTCATATTTAAGTCATTCATGCGATAAAATTCCTAAAGAATATATCTGTATTGAGTGCGGATCCGAGCGGCGGGGACATCCAAAAACTCACAAATGGAGAATTGAATGAAAAGTATCTATTATACCGCTCTCGGATTTATTCTTTTGATTATATTCTATGCAATTGGGTATATTATTGACCGATGGGCACAGAAGAAATTTAAATCCAATTTTGACTCCTGGAAAGAGTTTTGAAAAGAGATTCACCAGATTTAAGCGAAGATGAGATGGCAATAAAAGAATTTGGGATGAGTATTTTGGCGATGACAATATTCAATTCAAGAAGCGCAAGGGAATTAAAGATTGTCGCAAAAAGAAGTTCAAGCATGGCAAGGAAAATGGTTAGAATGAATAAGAGGAGAAAATAAATGTCAATCACGCAATTAATTATTGAAGCTATCTACACCACCGGAAGCAAAATCTATGTTGTTATGAGAAACAAAATCAATGGTCAGGTTTGGAATAATTCAACGCTGGCCTTTGAGGTCTTTAATTCCGCCGATTGGGCCTCCTACGCAATTCCATTGACAGAGCAGGCTCCCACGGGATATTTTTGGGCCAATAGACCCGCCGGAATTGCCGGAACTCTTGTTTCCGATTCTTTCTACTTACAGGCCGGAACATCTCCCGCTACCACCGATACCGCTATCAACCTAAAAAATGGGTCCGGTGAAAACATTGCGGCTGTTTCGGGAGACCCCAGCGTCGCCCCCACAAACCTGCAATCGGCCCTTTCTACCGAGGTTCAGGGCTCAGTTATAGCCGGAACCATCACAAACTCCTATTTCCCAACCTCCTTGACCGCCTCAGCCAATAATACCTATATTGGCCGCTCAATTCTATTTACCTCCGGCGCTCAATCGGGCAATCAATCATTAATCCAGGGATTTACGGCCTCAGGAGCTATTTTAACCGTTTCCCCGCTTCCAGGATCCCCCGCCGTAGGAGATACCTTCATAATCGTCTAATACGCATATGTCCACCAAACTTGCAACATATGGCGTTCCAGGAACCGTCTATTCGGTCTCCATTGCCGCTGCGCCTCCGGTCTATCTCAATCTTGAGGCCCAGGTTATTGGCCCCAATCAGTATTTCCCGCCCGCGCCCGCATACCTTCCCCGGGCATCCTACAATTCAGGGATTATAACCATTGTCCTTCAGGTTCAGGATCAATTTGGAGTCCCAATATCTCTTATTGGCTCTACCAACAATCTCCTTACCTTTGAATTGCCGGATTTAAGCATCCAGAATATTCCCGCTTCATTTTTAAGCAATGGAAGTGATGGCAATCTAACCTGCTCTCTTCCAACCTCAGAATTTGGCTATTATTCGGTCTACGCTACCTGCTATTTTGGGGCCAAATCATTAACGACAATCCCCGTAAACTTTAAGGTTTGTTAAACCTAAGGCTTAATTTCTTTTAGCTCCCATTCTTTGCCATCGAGGTATACCACATCCCCATCATTTGGGCCTATGAATTTTTTTGCGTATTCCTCTTTTTCTTTTGCGGTCAAGAAAGTCAATATTATGAATCTATCCATATTAACCTTCTCTTTCCACTTCCCATAATTTTTAAGAGACCTTCCAAATTCAGTCCTAATCGGTAGAGGGTTTACTGGCTTTCTTTTCTTCTCAAATTCTTCTTCCGTTCCGCTGATTGATTCGCTATCTATTTCCAGATTATAGTCCGAATCATCGTCATTTAGATTATCAATATCCGCAATATTATCCATATCAGAAATATTGATATCCAAGTCAATCTTTTCTACATTTTCAACATTAACATTCTTCGATTTTTTCATATCCGATCTCATTTCCCCTTTTTTCGTAAAGCCACATCAATCCATCAAGCAATGGAAATTTCGACGCTATTTTCTCGTAATCCTTTGGCGCATATTTTTTAATTGGATAAACATGCTTGATATTGAGACAGTCCAATGAACGATTAAACCATTGGTATGCTTTTGAAATTGGCAGATTTCTTTCTTTGATATAATGCCATAGATATTTTTTATTCCAATCCGCCAATGGATACACCTTTTTTAACTTGGGATTAGGATTAGGATGTTTGGTCAGCGTCAATCTTCGTATTGGCGAATCATCCTTTCGTATTCCCGTGGCAATCCATTCGCATCCCGCCATCCTCCGTATCATTCTGTCCCATTTACTCCAGTTAATCGCGGTGGCGTGAATATTCCAGATCTTATTAATCATAAGAACATCATCCGATTCCATGCTTCTAACTACAGGCTCTTCCAGCCTTAGAATTTTCAACTTGAATCTATTTTCTAAAGCTTGCAAGACCTCTTCTTCAAATTCTAAATCCTTAACAAAATACCTATGGACCGCAAAAACGTCATAGCCATGCTCTATTAAAACCGAGAGCATGGCTATGCTTTCCTTTCCCGTCGAGACAGCGGCTATTATCTTATTTCCTTTTAGGGGTCTTAAGATATTGTCCGTTGATTCATTTAATTTACGACCCGCTAGAAGTAGCTTTTCTTGATCGTCCTTTTTTCTTAGCCATATTTCCTCCTTTGAGTCTGACATTTAACTACCTCCAATATTATAACACCTCACTTCTCATTCGTGTGGAAATAGGCCGCCACAGATTCAAAAACCCGTATTCTTTCTTCCGGTTTTAAAGACTTAAGCAACCGTATTATTTCCACAATGACATCCTCCGGCTCACGCTTTACCATTTTCATTGCAATCTTCCATGCATCTTTAAAAACCACATTCCAATCCTAATTAAGAAGTAAATTACGGCCAACACGCTCCCTATCCAAGAAATGGTATGTAATTTATCCAATAAGATTTCAGTCCAGTCCTTTTTCTCAACATAGAAGCCTTCTTCCTTCATTCTATCTCTCCTTTTTTCTCAGTAGATTGCGTGGCTTGTATTTTTTCATGAGTGGTTTTCCCATGTTCATATTCCCTCATGTATCACATCCCCATTTTCTAGCTCTATAATCTCATCTGTTTTTTTGATGAGTATAAACATGTCTGGCATTCTATTGGGCCTAACCAAAATAAGTTTACCTTCTGGATAAGCGCATTTGTATAACTTATAGAGTTCTATTCCCGTCGTGATACGCTTCGACACAAAACTTTTAAAAGTTAGATCATTTATTTCTCTGATGTAAATCCTGACAGTGTCATGGGCTTCCTTGCAATGATCTTGTAATGCTTTCTCTACAATTTGTTCTACATCTTTGCGCGTTAAATTCTTCATTTCAAACACCTCTCCTATATTTATCCTTTTATGCCGGAACCCATTTTTTATCTTTCAAGAACTCGCGGATTTTGTCGCATAGAATTTTATGCGTTGTGCTTCGGGATTTGAACGCCGCATTTCTAGCATGGTTTTCTACAGATGTCAAATACCTCTCATATGCCTCCGCGGACGCCGCATACTTCGCATATTCCGAAGATGTTACAGCAAAGGTCGCCACAGACGCCGCAAAGGCTATCACATCCCCCGTATCAACCGCAGACGCCAGCGCATATGCCGTAGACGCCACCGCAAAGGTAGCCGCAGACTCTGCAGAGGCCGCCGCATCCGCCGTATACCCCGAATATAACGCTATAGACGCCATATATGCCGCATATGCCGTCGCAGATGCCGTATGCCCCGCATATGCTACCGTAGACGCCTTATACCCCATAGATTCCACATATCCAGAATAAGAAATATACCCACTATATGCCACCGTCGCCGCAGACCCCGCTTTATCTGCCGCCTCATCTGCCGCCTGTTTATTTTTCTCCGTAGGATTTTTAAGATATTCTTCTGTCGCTTTTATGGCTTTCTCGCAAATTGTTTTATGTTTCCCCGAAAACTGTAGAGCATAACGAGCGCAGATGAGAGTGATTTCCGCTAAGTATTCAGGAGGAATCCCGATCTTCCATAGAAACCAGATCAGCCAATCCGCTCTCTCAAACTTGGGAATAAGTTCCTCAAGCTCCATTCCTTTCCCCACAATATCGATTCATATCCCCTTTTTCTGCTCGGGTGTCATGATGATTTCTCCATCGGCCCGTGGCTTGTCCCACCATCCCTTATCTTTGGCGATATCGTGAACGAGCTTCGCGGTTGCTTTGAACGCGACACCAAATTTATGCGACATTGGATTTGATTTTTTGTCCATTTTATTTCTCCTTCCTCAGCCATTCCAGCTCAGCGAGTAATTCTCCCCTCGTAAATTTCTTCCCTGATTTTGCTTTGGCCCAAAGTTCATCATAGAGAGCCTCTCCGAAAATGAACCTATGTTTGTCTCGGTAAAGGAGCCGATTATTATGCTCAGCGAAATTGCAACCTTGACATCCCCCTACAACATTCCGCAAGTCCCAGGTTACGGGAAGAAATGAACGGGGGATAATATGATATGGGACTGTCGCCGGAGCTTTCATGCAAATACGGCAGGTCTTGTCTCGGGCCAAAACAATCCGTTTAACTTCGGCATGTAAAAGGCGTTTTATCTTCGACTTTGATAATGGCTTTGGCTTTTTTGGCTTCTCCTTGCGTTGTGAGGGCTTTTTAATCGCCAAAGGAATAGCGGAGGCAATCTTTTCTTTCCTAGCCTTTCGGGCCTCCATCTTTTTATTCCAGGCCGCCTTTAATTCAGAATAGCTCATTTGCTTCCCATATTTACAGGGACTGTATCATATGAGGGGAGACCACACGCACAGCATTTGTGCGGCCCTCCGCAATAGCAATGGGTATGACCAGGATACGGCTTATTTTCTGTTTTTGTTTCCATTTTTTCCTCTCTATTGATTTATGCTTTTATGGCGCAAACCTTTTTTCCAGATATCTATAATTTTCGAGCTCACAAATTGGAGTGTCTCCTTATCCTGTTTTACAGCCATTAAACAGATTTCTGGTGTTTGTTTCTCAACAAATCGGAGCGCGTAACCGTCCTGCCTTACAGCCGCTAGGCATATTTCCGGTGTCTGATTCTTTACATATTGAAGTGCATCCCCCTCCTGACTTACAGCCGCCAAGCAGATTTCGGGAGTTTGTTTTCTTACAAATCGGAGCGCGAGGCCATTTTGCTTTACAGCCGTCAAGCAGATTTCAAAGGTCTGCTCTTCAACATATCGGAGACTGTAGCTATTATGCTTTATTGACCGAAGTGCCTCATCCCCTTTTAAATCTTTTCTGATTGGAAGTTTTTCCCAATCCTCAACCAATTCTTTTGTGTTCATTTTATTTCTCCTTATTTAATTTTAGATTTACCACGAGTATTTCCCTTCCTCTTTTTGTGTCATAAAGAGTCTTGCCTTCGATGGCGTAAAGATAAGAAAGAGCCGCCTCTTCAATCGTTTCTCCCTCTCCGTAGATTCCCCTCAAAAAAGCGCCGTCACAAACGTCTGCTTCAAGTGAGACAATATACTTTTTGTCAATATTGATTGATATGCGAACATCGACCTTTATCTCATGCGCGAAATCAACGATTGTTTCAAGACTTGTTTTCATTGATTTATCCTTTGTAAGGCATAACACTTTTCCCGAAGGGTAGAATAGGTCACGCTCAGAATGTCCCGAACGCGCAAGGGGACGCTCAGTTTTGATTCTACGATTGCTTTTCTCTCGGGGCCAGTTAGATTAGGATACTCCGTTTTTGAATCGAGCGTATATTTTCCGCGCAGGTGGCGAATGTAATTTTCTACATCCGCTAGAAATTCCCCCGCCGATTGTCGATATTCAAAGGAAAGAGATAGAGCCTCAGAGATTTCCCCTCCATCTCTTGGCATCGCGTCTTTGGAGAACATCTGCATTTTCTCAATGATTCCAGACACCTTGGGCAACCACTCTTCAAATGCAAGCTCTTCTTTCATGCTGGAACCTCATAGACCTCAATTCCACCCACAACCTGCGTTGCGGACACTCCTAAAGAGCGCACAACGCCGCCAATCTTTACTTCATCTGGGCAAAGGAATTCTCGCTTTATTAGGGCCGGATTAGTAATGCGGAATTTTTTTATTGTCCGAAGTGTTGTAGCCCTTTTTGGGACTGATTTTGGAACTACGACGGCCGGAGCCGGGGCCGTGGAACTTTCTTCGATTATTGCCTCTGCGATCTCATTTTCGCCTTGGGCCTCGGCCTCTTGCGCCCTTTTTAATGCTTCATCATCGGCTTTTTTCTTTGCTTCAATCCGCAATCTTTCTTCTTCCTTGCGCCGGATTTCTTCTTGAGCGCGTTCCCATCCAAAGAGTTTCTCTTTGATGATCTTCCTCGCCTCTTGGATTGGAGCGGCATATTGCGCCTTTTTGGCGACGAGTTCTTTGTGAGCTTGATAGGCGGTTTTAATCGGGCCATCGTAACCGTCATCAACCTCTTTTTCTAGGAGTTTTAGAGACGCGCAAAAAGAATCTGCGGCTTGAAAATCCTCGTTCGATTTTATTACCATATTCTTGGCCTTTTCTACTGCTAGTAATCCATTTGCGTTCGTTTCCGGCAACATTATTTCGTTCATTTTTCATTCTCCTTTTTGTATTTTTCGAGAGCGAACATAAAATTGTCCATGTCCCGATGGTCTTTGTATTCGACAAGTTTAGGAATTTTCCCATTCTTATTTAGGTAGAGAGAGTATCTTTTTGCGAATGGCATATTAATCAAAAGAGCATATCCGGCTAATTGCTCTCCATGCCAATCAAGTTTAACTCCGCTCTTTATGTCCAGTATGACGGGAATTTTTGACAATTGAACCCTATCTGGCGTTCCGGCGAATCCCATTTTTTCATTTGCCCGAGGAATCTCGATTAAGTCCCAATCGAACATTTCAAGCCTCTTGAAGCTCTTGTAGGATTCTAAATAAGGTTTAAGCGCCTCATCCAGGGATTCTTCTATTAGTTTTCCTTGATCAAGAAGAGCGCAAGCCTCATGGACAAATGTTCCGCGTTCTGCCGCGTAATCCGTAAACCATTTTTTATCAATGAGTCCTGTTCTCCAAAGAATCCCCGTAACGCTGGGGAGTTTTAGGCTCCCCAGCGTGTAAGAG